GGTATATAGAAAATTCTCTGACTACTCTTGGTCAGAAGGATCCAGTTTCAGAGTTTAATACTACTCTCTGGAATAACGGTACTGATGCTGGTAAAGATACTGCTCGTAAGCAGAAACGCAAACTTACTTACATCAGTAATATCTACGTCGTTAAGGATCCAGCAAATCCTGAAAATGAAGGTAAAGTATTCTTGTTCAAATATGGCAAGAAAATCTTTGACAAGATTACAGCAGCAATGCAACCTGAATTTGAGGATGAGGAAGCAATCGATCCATTCGATTTCTGGCAAGGTGCTAACTTCAAGTTGAAGGCAAAGAACGTAGCAGGTTATAGGAACTATGATAGTTCTGAATTTACTGCTCAAAGTCCTGTTCTTGAGGATGATGAAGCACTAGAAGCACTCTGGAAGAAAGAAAGTTCTCTTCAAGAGTTTGTTGCTCCTGATCAGTTCAAGACATATGAAGTTCTTCGTGCTCGTTTAGAGTCTGTTCTAAGAACAGCAACTTCTAATCGTGTAGATGAAGATCTAGAAGATGAAAGTGAAGGAAGAGGAACAATTACTCCTGATGTTAAGGAACCAGTTGTTACTGCTCCGGCAGCATCATCAGATGATGATGACGATACGTTATCATACTTTGCTAAACTAGCAGCAGAATAAAACAAGAAAGGGGTCGCAAGACCCCTTTTTTTATGGCATTGTTAGAGCAGGATTCTCTGTTTTAATACTCCTTTCATCAATATATTGAGAAGACTGTTGATAAGTCATAATATCTCTCATATCATTAATAAATTGTGATAAGTATCTTGGTTTTAGTAAATATATACTACTTTTCTCCATATTTTTACGGGCTTCATATTCATAATTACTAATACCAACAACAGGATTGATAGTTGCTGTTGGAACTCCTGGTTTTGGTATTGTAAAGTTACTATCAACAACTCTACCTTTAGGAAGAATCAATCTTCCATTTGTATCTTTAACTTCTGTAGTTTCATATTGACGAACATTATTTAAATCATTACCATATTTGTTATCAACATAATGCCATAATTCTTTATCTGATAGTGGCCAATCATGCCTTACATTAATAATACCAGCAGTCATACAGACGACCCAATCTAAGTCTCTATCACCATAAAATTCTTCTGCTACAAGTTCAGGTCTAGATCCTTGAGGGATTTGATACTTATCAAAAATTGTAAGAACATTATGAAGATCATCTCTTAATTTAACTCTACGAAATAGATTCTTTACTTCAACATAATCAAGTGAAGACTTTCTATCAGTAAGAAAATTTTTATATAATAAATTTGGTAGTTCTCTGAAATATCCCATTAGTATCCTACTCCGATTGCTCCATCTTCATTATCATAATCTTCATTGTATACAGGTGTGAGTTCTTGGAACGAAAGATTCATAGTCATAGAAATTGGTGTTCCGTCATGATATGTGGCATAAGCACCATCTCCAGTATAAGTTGTAGCACAATTAGTTAAAGCACATAACTTAAATTGATTTAAGAAAGGATGTCTTGTTGCTCCTTTCATATATTGAAGTTGGAATATATTTGGTGCCTTTAAAAATGAACTGTCCTTATCAAATATAGGCATCATATTTTGTTTGAATGATCTTATAATTTGCTTTACTTCATTACTTTCGTCTTGATTTCTGGGTGTAAATTTAAATAGGAATTGGAATGTTCTTACAGAAGGACCACTAAACAACATTTCCATATTTGGATTTATCACTTGTGCAGATTGTCTCATCATCAATTGTTCTGGACTTATATTTGCTCCTGCTACACCAACTGCTTTTGCTGCTATCCAAGAATTAAGAGCTTTCTTTGTAGCTGGATTTGTAAGAGAACCTGCTAATTCTTTACCACCTTGAGCAAGAGCACCCATAAATCCTTTCATATTATCCGCAGTTATAGCACCTTCAACACTATTAATTGCACCAGCATAAAAATCATTTAGTTTACTTTCACCATAGTTAGTAGCATTTGTATCTGATATTGCTTGAGGAATTGGTAAAAGGATTGTTCCAAGTGGATTTGTAAGAAGTTTTTTAGGACCACCAACTAATTTACTTTGTTTTACTGAATCTGTGAGTATTGTTTTTGCGTCTTCTCCTGATCCTGTTGTAGTTGCTGAAAGAGTGTTAAGTTTTTTACTACCTCTTTCATACTTGATTATAGTAAACCTAATATGATCTTGATCTGAATCTATAAATTCGCTTGGATATCTTAAATTCTTTTTCTTTTTGGCACCATTAGATGTTTTAGTTGTAAAAACTTTCTTTGGTACTAATTGATCTAATTGTGCTACCATTATCGACCTAATTTATTATTTTAACTATTTAGACGGATAATTGAACCGAAAGTGAGCAAATGGTATTCTCTCAAGGTCATTAATCTCATCATTAGTTACTTCATAGAGTTGACCAGCAATTTCATTCCATGAATAACTTCTTTGTTGACCCCAATGAAAGTTAACTCCACGAAATCCCCAAGCATGGATATCAGTTACCGCAACCATAGGATTTTGATCATACTTAATGTTAGGAGTTTTTGGATTATAAACAAAAACATAGAATTGTCCCACTTCTGGTATGGGTGTTACCGTGCCACTAAGTGCTTCCATTATATCAATCATCAAATCATCAGCATCTTCAGTGCCACTCAAACTTTGTTTTATTGAAGCTAATCGACTCATTTGATACCTAGTTCTTTTTCAGTCATAACCTTAAATTCCCAACTTCTATCCTTACAAAAATTATCTGCTGCTTTCCACTTTGCTTGATTTTTAGCATACTCATAAACTTCAAAGAGATACCCTTTTGTTTGTCTCTTGGGTTTTTTGGGTTTCATTGTCTGCTTTAGAGGTTTCACCTCAATCAACATTTTCTTAATTTTTCCTGTATTTTCTTTTACTTTAATATAGAAATCTGGAAAATATCTATGCACTCTTCCATCAACAGGAGAACGATATGGAAGTGCTATTTCTTCACTATTCCACTCTAATATATTAGCATTAGAGTCACAGTATTGCATAAACTTTCTTTCCCAAAGTGATCTGTATATAATGTTTGTTGGATCACCTTTATACTTATTAGGAAGTCTTGGTTTATATTTACCTTTATATGACATCTAAATAGTTATTATTAAACCCTATCGACTATATTTAGATGGCATCGATAATTCAGGACTTTAAGAACGATATTCTTAATAAGAGGGATTTTACGAAATTATCCCTTAGTAATCAATATCAGGTTTATATCTCAGGTATTAATGCTGGATTGAGAAGTTATCTTCAGAAAAAGCATGGAGTAAGAAATTATTGGATTAATGAAAATGTTGGATTAATGTGTAGTGAGGCAAATTTACCAACAAGTTCCTTTGCTACAGCAGAAGTAAAAGATAATTACATGGGTATTAGTCAAGAGTATGCTCATACAAGACTATATACCAATACTGATTTTACTTTCTATGTTGATAAAAACTATAGAATGCTTAGATTTTTTGAAGGATGGATGGACTATGTTGCTGGAGATAATAACAATCAATTAGATGAAGAAGATAACAGATATTTTAGAAGATTCAATTATCCATTAGGTAAAGATGGATATAAGAGTGATAATATGACTATCACTAAATTTGAAAGAGATCCAGCATGGAAACGTTATACATTATTAACTTATAAGTTTTGGAATATGTTTCCAAAAGCAATGACACCTGTTCCTGTTACCTATGGTCCTGCTGATCTAGTAAAAGTAACTGTAACATTTGCATTTGATCGTTACATAGTGAAGAAAACTACTAGAAGAGGGGATGGTTCATTAACAGAATCTCCTATTGGTGACTTCAACCAAGATGCTCCGATTCCTAATTTTGATGAAGGAACAATAAAAGAAAAGCAAGGAGCATTCAAACATTTTGCTGGTGGAATTGGTGGTTCGGGTGGTTCTCTAGATGGAGCACTCGGCGACTTTACTCCACCTGGAAGTAGTGCTCCTTTAGGTGGTGCTTCATCCGGAGGAGGAAGCTTCGCATAACCGTTATATATAATACTACTGATTTGTAATAGCACATTATGCCTTTACCAAAAATTAATACCCCAACTTATGAGTTGGAATTGCCTTCTAGTGGAAAGAAAGTTAAATACCGTCCATTTCTAGTAAGAGAAGAGAAAATCTTAATAATGGCTCTTGAGTCACAAGATATGAAGCAGATTGCGTCTGCTATTTCAGATGTTCTCAAGTCTTGTATTTTGAGTAGGGGAATTAAGATTGAAAAATTAGCAACGTTTGATATTGAATATTTGTTTTTAAATGTCCGTGCCAAGTCAGTTGGAGAAACGGTTCAAGTTAATGTAACTTGTCCTGATGATGACAAGACAATGGTTGAAATGGAAATTGATATTGATGCTATTAAAGTTCAAACAGATCCTAAACATGAAAAGATAATTCACTTG